ATTCAGTCATTACATTTTTTAAAAAAGGTAACAAATAACAATGCTCACTTGGAACTACTTTGTTATTTGATATATCAAATAGTTTTATCATTTTATTAATTTATTTTTATATTCTTCAGCATACTTAAACATAGCTGCAACTTCTTTTTTTAGATAAGGCAATGCATAAGGTGTTACTTTTTTTACAACAGGGTTACCTTCTCTATCTAATAAATGAATTGGGTATCCATTCTTATCTAAAGAAGATGTTTCAAATTCAACATGATCTAGTTGAATTTTACCTGGGGACAAGTTAGAATTATGTTTAAGCATTATATATAAATAAGCACTAAGTTGTAAAGCATATTCATTAAAATTACATTGTTCTAAATGACTTAATGGTGTAAGCATTTTTTTAGTTTTACCACGTTTGTCAGTAAACCCTTGCATTTTAATTTCTTTATTTGTTTTATAATCATAAACATTAATTTTACTATTTACAACTTCAATTCTATCCGCTTGTCCGCATACACCTACAGAACTTAAATAAACCAAATGTTCAGGATAAATACCTTCTGCTAATTGTTGTACTGGCGCTAATTTAGCATCACCATCCATTAAAGGATCAATAATAGTTAATTCTACACCTTCTCTAGTAATTGTATTACAAGATAAAATATCTTTTTCTCTTTGGTCATGATACCAAGAACCTAATTTTAAAGCTCTTTTATTTTCATTATTCCAAACTTCAAGTATTTCTTCAGTTGATAATTTATTATATTTAGGATTTTTTCCTTTAGAACATTTTGCCGCTTGTTCATTAGCATTAAAGGGTTCTTTAAAATTATCAATTAGTTTAGTAACACTTACCCAAGTAATTGGATTTTCGGCATCAATACTTTCATATTTATGACCTATTTCATAAAATTTGACGCTCATATTTTATGTATTAGTTAATTTTTCTTCTAGTAATTCTGTTTCTTCATCTGATAATATAGCATCCCATTTTTCTTCTGGACAGCTTGCATTTAATGCTCTAGTTTTTAATGATAAACCACACCCACAAGATCCACAACAAGGTCTTGATTTTTTAATAACACATTTGTCTCCTTTTGTGTCTAAAAATTCACAAGCAAGGCAAATTTTAAACCTTTCTTCTGCTATTTTTTCTATATGTTTTTTTTTAAAAATATTATTTTTAATGCCTTCTAAAATAGCACCTTTATTTTTCCAAATTTTTATAACGTTTTTCATACATTGATTTATAATATTGATTACACAATTCTAAAGAATTAACTTTTAATTCTAGTAATGATTTAGATAAATTATATTTTATTACTTTTTTAAAATCTTCTTTGCTGTTACTATTTAATAATTTATTTAATCCTGCAATATCTCTTTTTAATTTATTTCTACTTATTCTTAAAGTACCTAAACTATGTAAAAAAATAGTAGGTGAATTTAAATTTTCAATTTTTTTTGATACTATATCATAATAAAAATAAACTACGTCTCTTACTAAATCTGCAGGCAAATTTAAATCATTTGCTGTTTTTTCAATTAAATCTTTTGCTTTAGTTGGTTTCAAGATGATATATTTTTAAGTTTAAAAGTATAGTTCCTGCATTTAAAATTTCAATATTAGGATTTAATTTTAAAAATTTATTACCTAAACCTGTTCTTGTTACTAAATTTTCTTTGCTGCACTTTGTAATAAAATTTCTAGTAGTTTGAACATTACCAAATATTTCTTGATTAACTATTTCTACACAAAAATCGGACATATTTATTTCTCCATATAAACCTAATACAGATAAACAATCTAATTGAGCTGGACTTACTCTTATTTTATTTATAAAACAATAAAAATTTAATTGATATTTTATTATATCTATTAAACTTAATGGTATTTGTTTATTTATAACTAATGCTTTGGCCATTTAACTTAATTTTTACTTTGATTTTTTAATATCTAATTTTGCATGTATAAGTTTTAATTCCCACTCAAAACTTTCGTATTGAGCTTTTTTAATTCTTGCACGTAATTCTTCAACAGAACATTGACTCAACAATAATAATTCTTGATTTTTATAATATTCAATTGTTTTTTCTTGCATAAGCAATACTTCTTCATTTGAATAATTTTTTTGATTTGCGGTTTTTTCTTTTGTCATAATAATAATTATTTATTATGTCAAATATAATAATAAATGTTTAAATAAAATATATTTAATAATTATTTTTTTTTGGGATTGTCACCTTTGCCATTTCTAGCTCTGTTTAATGAAAATTTTTCATTAACTAATTTGTTTTTTTTTGTATGCGATTTATCTAATCCATCTTTATTGCCATAGGTTCCTGATTTTCTATTAGCTTTATTTAAATCTTGTCTGTATTTAATTCTAGATGGAATTGAATGATATTTTTTATTGTATGCATTTTTTTTTAATCTAGCATCTTCATGACTTGCAAAATAAACTGCTGATTTACTTTTACCAATTGATTTTCCAGCTAGTGAATTGCGTGCCATTTAAATATCTTTACTTTCAATCAAAGTATAAGTAAAGTGATTACCATGTATTGCTTTAGCTTTATTAGCTATTACCATAAACTCGTTAAAATCTTTTACTCTTTTAAATACTTGGCATCCTTCTGACCAATTTTCTACAAAGCTAGATACTGTACCTGCTTTATGGATATTGATTCCGAACATTCCTGTATCAGTCTTACCCTCTGCAAAGGTCATATCTCTATCACCATCTCTCCATACAGTCACATCTCCTAATCTTTGACATACTGCCTGATATTTTCCTTGATGCATAGATACAGCATAGACTCCTCTATATTGATTAGGTACTAATCTAGCCACTCCCTTAGCATTATGGAATTGCATAACTCCTTTTTTACCTGGCTCAGTAGTAGCATCCCACTCATGATAAAACCATTTCCCACCTACTCTATAAGAGATAGTCAATTTGTCATCAAAAAGATTAGTAACTTTTTGACCTGGTGCTGAGTTACGAACTCCTACAATATTTACATCATAATCTTTAGGACCTGCAAAGTAAAGATATCCTTTAGCTTTTACAGCTGCTGCTATTTGTTCTCTTGAATATGTCATTTTCTTCTTTTATATTTTATTTGACCACCATTTTTATTAATATTTAATGTTTCTTTAACTCCATCAACCATTTTTTTAAACCCAGGACTTTCTTTATAAGCTTTAATTCCACCTAAAATACCACCACCAATTACTCCAACTGTACCAACAACTCTTTTAATTATTGCTTTTGCTTTATCTTGTCTATCCCAACTCTTTTTTTTATCTATTATTTTTTGAGCACAACTTTTATTTCTTCTTGCTTTCCAAGGTGGCCAACAAGCACTATCTTGATTAGACTCACTAGTTGAACCTCCGGCTTCATAACTTTTTGCTGATCTTACAAATTGATTTCTTGAATTCATTTTATCTATTTTTAATTGTCCAATTTAAAATTGTTAACATGTAAAATTCTCTAGATATATCTATCTCTAAAGTAAATACATCTAGTGATGACAATCTAAATCTTATAGATATTTTATCCCATTGTTTTGTTGCTGATTTCCAGCTGTTTCTAAATTTCATAATTTTTATTTTATTTTATTGATATCATCCTTAATATCCTTAGCTCTAGCAAATAATAACTTCATTGATTGCCATAGGTCTATTCCTTTTACTACTTTATAATTCTCATTAATAGACATTACCTCAATACTAGCTAGCACTAATGCCACTACTTTAGTAAGCATAAAGGGTACACTAAAAAAAGTTAGTATGATGTCATTTAGTACAAATTTATCTATCAAAAAGAACATTATTACTGTAACTTCATAAAGTGCTAATTTACTTATTATAGATGATAATTTTCTACTAGTAATTTTTTCTTTTAATTTATTAGCTTTCCATATACCTGTCATAGTATCAATGAGTATTAGTACTCCAATCATTATAAGAATGCCACTTATTGGTAGAAAAAATGCAAAGCATATAGAGATAAGTGTCAAAAGTTCTTGTTGTATTGAAATTAATAATAATGTTAACTGTGTTTTCATAATAAATAAAGTTTGATTAACTTGTAACCAAAGTATACAAGAAGAATAAGAAATAATATTACCCCTAGTACAGCAAAGAAATTTACCCACCATGGAATGTATTTAATTTTTTCTGGTTTTAAAGTTTTGGTGATAACTCTAGTATGATAGATATCATTACCCTTAATTGTTTTATAGATTGTATGAACTTTAGCTTTTGTATAATATATATTATCTTTAATCTTAGTTTGTACACTAACTAAATTACCATCTTTGTCTCTTAAGTCTTCTCTTAATTTGGATATAACATTACCTAAAGAATCACAATAAAGAGTATCAATTAAAGTTATAGTTTCTCCAGGAATTACAATTGTAGTATCTTTGATTTGTATTATAGTTACAGTACTATCTTTTTGTACACATAATGGACAATACTTTGCAAGTTTTTTTTCAAGAGAACATGAACTAACTAAAATAATTAACAATAAATATAATAAATGTTTCATATATATAATATAATAATTTTAATTAACTTTTGCAAATTAAAACTTTGTTAAATAGTTAAATTACATTTTCTTCTGTATTTATAGGCATAGGAGGAATTTCTTCTTCCGTGTAATCAACGTTAAAATCATTCTTTAACTTATCAATAAACTCCTGCTTATCTTCAGTTATAAATGTGTTGTCAAGTCCTGTCGCCAAGAATTGGTCTTCTATTAATTTGTCATAATAGAATATTACTTTGTCGTTGTTGTAAACTATATAGTATCTCATACTCCTCCTTCCTCTGCTATTGTCCAATTATTTGGAGCACCTAATAATATATTTTTTCCCGCTAATCCTACTGCATTTGTAAATTGTGCTGTTCCAAAAGTTATATTAATACTTGGTTTAACTCCACTTGCACTCCATCCATTATATATCGCATCTAAATTCGCAGATGAGAATGTTAAGTTTGTTTTACCTAACATAAAGTTTGTGAAATTTGTAACATTTGCTACATTTAAAGCTCCTAAATTTTGATTAAATGCAGTTGCACCACTAAACATAGAACTCATATTATTAACTGCCCCTGTGTTGAATGACAATGGTTGGTTAAATGCAGTTGCACCAATAAACATAGAACTCATATTTGTAACTGCACCTGTGTTGAATGACAATGGTTGATTGAATGCAGTTGCACTTTGAAACATACCCGTCATATTTGTAACTAATGCTGTGTTAAATGACAATGGTTGATTAAATGCAACTGCAGCAGCAAACATACTACTCATACTTGTAACTGCTGCTGTGTTGAATGACAAAGGTTGATTGAATGCAGTAGCAAAATAAAACATAAAACCCATATTAGTAACTGCACCTGTGTTGAATGATAAAGCTTGATTAAATGTTGTTGTAAAAGCAAACATACTACTCATATTTGTAACTGC